ATGGAAAAAAAGAAGAAAATGAAAAGCTTCTAAGTCCTTTACCACCGATTAAATTTAATTTTTTCCCATTAATAGTCGTAAATTCTTCATCTTCTGTTTCACAGTTTACAGGCTCTATATTTTGAACTACTGGAATATTTACCATTTCTTGTTGTACTCCATTATCTTCAACTATAAAAATTATATTCATTTTCTTATCTCCTATCCTACATATTATTTAAAGCTGCTAAAATTTTATTTACTGTATATTCTCCATATTTTTCCATATGTTCTTTTTCACCTATAAAATTACCAGCAATATGAATATGTAATTCTATTTTTTTATCTGAACTTTTCTTACTTTCAACTTCTTTTATAATTACTTGTTTTTCAACATTATTCTTTTGAAGTGATTTACCTTCTTCATGACTTAGGATTTGAGTTCCAGCAGGTAAAATTGCAGTTTCATCTCTTCCACCTTCATTAATTCCTGTTACTCCACCTTTAAAGTATGCAGTACCCAAAGCATGTCTAGGATTTTTAACAGTAGTTGTAATTGTTCCTAATTTGTTACCTTCACCTATAGTACCTATTGTTTTAACTTCATTGATATTAGTAGTACCTAATGTAGATTTAGGATTTTTTGCAATGACTGTTGCTACCCCTGTCTTATTTGCTCCACCAACTGTTTCAGTAGTCTTTTTAGTGTTTTCTGTAATATTTATAGTTTTATCCTCTACTTTTGTATTATTCCAAAATTTTAACTTATCTATAAGTTTTCCAAAAGCATTTTTTGCTGTTTCAATAGGATGTAATACAGCATCTAATGCTTTCATTATTCCATCCCAAGCCTTTAAAAATACATTGGTTATAGTATCACATAAATCGGAAATTGTACCTTTCATAAAATTCCAAGCATCAATAGCACCATTCCAAATTTCTAAAAATACTCCACCTAAAATATTACATACACCTAATATAATATCTTTGACTATATTAAATGCACCAACTAAGTTATCCCATAAAGTCATAGCAAAGCTTTTAATAGTATCCCAATTTTGAGTAATTACATCTTTTAAAAATAAGAAAGCATTAATCATAGCACCAACAGGGTTGCCAAACTTAATTATAAATTTAAGTACCTTGCCTAATGGATTATTATCCAGTTTTCTCCAAAATTCCACTACTTTTTTCTTTACTAAATCCCAATTTTTACACAGTAACCATATACCACCAACCAATAAAGCAATAGCACCTATAACTATTCCAATAGGATTTGCATTCATTGCAGCATTTAAAGCCCATTGTTTAATGGTTAATTGTCCAGTAAGGATTGCTTGTGCAGTATCTAAAGCCATTTTAGTTTTTATAATTCCTGCATAAATTAACTCCTTGTTATTTCTTATTGTCATTGCAATGTTATATGCTGTAATTGCTCCCACGATAGTGTAAACAATAGGACTTATTCTATCCCAATTATTTATTATGTCTTGTGCTATATCTATTGCAACAGTTCCAGCATCTGATAATATCTGCCAAGTTTCTTCTAATGCTGGTTTAACTTTTTCAAATATTTTTCCAAACATATCCTTAATTTGTGTTATATAAGGTTCTGCTTTTGTAACTAATTCTTCAACTTTATCTGCAAGACTTAATATAAAATCTTGAATACCTGGTATCTTACTATGAAACCACTCAGCAATAGCACCTAATTTTGGCATTAATTTTTTACCAAGTTCTGCTTGCATATCGCCCCAAGCACCTTTTGCTGCTACAATTTTACCTTCATCTGTTTCTCTCAAAGCCTTGTTAGTTCCACCTATAGCAGCTGTTAATTTCTTATTTAAAAACTCTGCTCTTTGTTCTCGCTTCATAGTTTTAAATAATTTTTCTTCTGCTTCAGTTAGAGATACTCCATATTTTACAAGTCCTTTTGTTTTACCTTCTACAGCCTTACCAAATACATCAGCCATAGCAATAGCATCTTCTTGTGTACCATTAAAACCTTTTTCTTTAGCAACCATATCATCAATGATAGGTAATATAGTTTTTATTTGCTCTGCTTTTAATTTGTAGATAGCTAATTGTCCTGCACCAGCTACAGCAACATCATCTCCAACTACTCCAACATCTTGTAATGCACTAGCTTCATCCTTTAACATCTGTATGTGTTCTTTTTTAAAATTAGCTTGTTTCATTAAGTTAGTTTCTAACAACTTATCAGCTTTTAATTTATCTTTTGCAGCATCTATAGACTGTTTTATAAATACTCCAGCTGCAGCAGTTAATGCTCCAAATCCAATAGCTCCCCATTTAGCAACTGTTTTCATTCCAGATTTTACCTTATTGCCAAATGCTTTTATTTGGTTTCCAGCTTTTTCAAGTTGTCTATCCATATTCTTAACACTCTTAGTTGCTTTCTGTAAAGGTGTTGTAAACTGGTCTTTTAAACTTAGTAATACACCAATAGTTTTTGCCATTTAAACCTCCTTTCTTAAAAGATAAAAAGGTACTTAGCTTTTTATCTAAGTACCTGATTTATTCATTCTTTCAATTTCAAGCTCCATTGTTGCTATCATAAATAACTTTTCTTCATATGATAAATTTAACAGGTATTTTATAGAAAAGCCTTTTAAAATATAAAAAGAGAGGAATGCCATATCGGTATCCTCTAATATTAGTTTTTTATATCTTCAACATCTTCTTCTAAAACTTTACTAGCTTTATCATCTTCTTCACCTAATCCATAAAGGTTTAGAATAAAGTTAGATAGCTTGTTTATTTCCCCTAAATTTTCATCAAATACAGGTATTACAATTTCATAAGGTTGTGCTACTTCATAAGTCTTTTGCAATTCTTTATCATGTAAAATAGGACAATGTTTATAGATTAATTTACAGTTAGCATTGTAAGATGCTTCTGTTGTTCTTTCTTGTGTACTATCCATAATTTTTATTACATCTCTTGCTTTATGTTTTACAACTTCTATTGTTCCACCTAATACTTCTGAATTGAATAGTACCACTTTCATTTTATCATTTTCTGATTGTTGTTTTTTTGCAATTAATATTTCCAAAGTTATATTTTTAGCCATTTTTATATCCTCCTTATATCATATCTATATATCTAAAATGTGAAAAACTAAAAGGAACTTCTTCCTCTCTCAATGCTTTATTTTCAAATTTTAATGCCATTAATTCACTAATTGTTACACCTGTTAATTCAACTCTTTCTGCCCCATAAGCTGTTGGGTCATCTAGTTTTGCAACTATTTTAAAATCTGGCATATTACCATTTCTTATACCATCGGCTAATAGCTTTCCAATAGTAGAATCTATTTTATGTAATGTCATAGTTCCCTCACCAGTAAAGCCCATATATCTTTTTGACTTTCCTAGTTCTCCCATAATATCCACATCTTCATATTCTAATGTAACCTTAGCCTCAAAAGATTTTACAGAACCTAATTCTTCTCCATCTAGCCATACAGCACCAAATGAACCTCTAATTATCTTGTTTTTATCCATTTTATTAGACATTATTTACCTCCATTTCTTAGAACATATTAATTGTAAATTTAAAGTCTTCAACAGCATTTAATATTTTTATATTTGCTTTCATAAATACTTTCTTTTTAAATGCAGTCTTTTTAACTTTTTCATCTTCCCATTCAGCAACTTCTGCTTTCCCAACTCCAAGCCATGCTAGTCTTTGTGCTTCCACATCTACTTCAGAGTAGTTATCATATTCTTTATCCAAGATATCTTCTCTTTCAAGTTCTTTGAAATAAGCATTAATAGCTGTGAAAAATAGCACTTGATTATCATATTTATTCTTATATTTACCTATCCATTTTTTGAATGTTGAATAAATATCATCTCTCATTAAGTCCATAGATTCAATTATGATAATGTCTTTCATATCTTCAGTTTCATCTTGTGTAATTTCTTCTAAAGACGTACAACCTCTAGCTACTCTTATATCGCCCTCATCTTTGTATAAACAAAATCCACCTTTATCGATAGTATCATCAATATCATTGAATATTGATACATCTTTTAAATTTCCACACAAGAAAGATGTAGCACTTCTTGTCATCGGTAATCCAGCTAACATTCCAAGCACAGTTGGTACATATTGCCACCCATCAACTTCGCCTCTATTGTCTACAAATGTAACTTTGCTATTCATAAGATTTACAATCCCTTTATTGTCAGGCTTTGTAGCATTAAATACTACTGCTTTATAAGTTTTACCAGCTTTTCTTACAGATTTAATCCAAGACACTAGAGTTGCAGTATCTCCATCTTTCCCATCGTATCCCAATCCTAGCCAGTTTACTCTTTCTTGAGCAACTTTTTTAAGAGTATCTGTAAGTGTTCCGCTTCCAACATTAAAGACGAAAACCTTATTTGGTGTGTATTCAAAAGTATCTTTTACTAATGCTACAGTGTTTGCAGTATAATCTGTATCTTTTATATCTGTTATATCTTTATAGACTTTAACATCCCAGTTTTTGCTAGGCTCTTTAACTATTAACCCAACAATACCAAGTTGACTTCTCTTAACTGCTGTTACTGCTAGCTGTTTAAAAATTATTTCAATTTTTGGTAATCCCATTTTACCCTCCTACTTTCTATCAAATTTATACTCTAATTCTTCCATCATTTCCACATTTATATCATTTTCTATCTGTTCCATAGTTATGCTATCAAAACTTGCAATAAGCACTCCATCATCAGTTTCTTCAAATTCAATTTCGTTGACTGGGATAGCAAAAGTTTCATTAACCCACAAAGTGCCTAGAAATGCATTTTCTATTTCATCAGAAATTTTTAATCTTTCTAATCTACCTTGTCCTATTTTTGTGCAAAAGAAATAAATTCTTATAGTAAAGTTTCTCTCTTTAAAAGTAGTCATAAAAGCACTTGTTTTAAGACCATCTAATTCAGTCCTAAAACTAGGTCTATTAAATTTTTCAGATAAATCTTTACTATCAATTTCTATTTTAGGAAATGTTTCTTTTAATTTTGTATTAACTGCCTTTAGTATTTGACTTAGTTTAATCATTAGAAACCTCCATTTTTAATAACTTCATCAATAAAGTCATCTGCAGCTTTTAAAAATTCATCTTGAAACTCTCTCTGTGAATCTTCTAAAATATGCTCTCCTTTTTTAAAACCATGTTCTTTACCAGTTTTATCTTTTATGATATGCCCATTCTCTATTAAATGTGCATGAGGCATTGAGTTATAAACTCTAACCGTGTCTTCTTCACCTTTATATTTATAAACTTTACCTCTTTTAAAACCTTTCAAATAGTTACCAGTTTTAACTTTTACTTTAGATTTTGCTTTCTTTTTAGCCTTAGCTTTTAATTTATTACCTTGTTTTTGTAAGAATTTTTTAGCTTCTTTTGGGTATTTTCTAGCAAGTCTTAATACTTCTTCTTCAAGTTCTTTTAAATCATCTGTTGAAAAAACTCCCATTTTTACTCCTCTTTTCTTACACAAAAAACTTCTGTGAACTGATTATCTTTAAAATCTCTGTTGAAATAAATAACCTCATACTTCAATCCCTCATAAATAAAAAACCAGTCCTTTTTTATTCCAGGAACTGATTTTACCCTAAATATAAATTTGAATTGATGTTGATTTTCTTCTGTTCCAGCTTCTCCATTTTTTACACTAGAATTTAAAGGAACTATTTCACAGTATGCTTTTTTAAACAACTCTGGCTTTTTATCATTTTCTCCAAGTTCATTAGTTGTGTCTATCATGTGATATACATCAATAAGATGTCTTAATCTCTTAGTTATATCATTCAAAGTTATCACCCACTTGCAATTGAGTTAATAAACTTCTAGCTGTATAACTAAGGTCTTTACTTTCCTTTTGCTCTCTGTTATCATACCAATCTTGCACAAGTACACAAGCTAGAATTTTAGACCTTTTAATAAACTTTTCCTTTGTTGCTTTTTTATCAAAGTCATTTATTGCATCTCTAAGATAATCTATTGCTGCAATCATTAAAGATTGCAACAATGTATCATCTTCATTGTAATCAATTCTTAGATAATTTTTAGCTTCTTCCAAAGTTAAAATATCTTCCATATTAATCACCTATTAAGCTGTTTCAATTTCAAGATATTTCATTGCATTTTTATCAACTTTTTTAACATCAAATCTTTCTATTGCTCTAATATAAGTAGCATTCTTAGTAAATCCAGCTTCAGTTGATACTGCAAGTTCTAAACCTTCTCTGTCAAAGAATGTTATAAATTCTTCTAAATCTCCAACAAATACTGGTGCTTTTGTTCCATTCATTTCTAATTGAGCATCTGATAACATAACTATTTCTCTTCCTTTAAAAAGTTTTTTAGTTTCATCTTGTAAGCTAGTACCTAAAAGTGGTCTACCTTGCTTATCTTTTACTTTATCTAAAATATCAAAATAAGTTTGATTCATAAAAACTTTTGCATTTAATGATATTGCTGGATCTAATTCTTTATTTAAAGCAGTTGTTATTGCATCATAATCAGTTGCTTGTTCTGGATTTAAAGTTTTCAAAATAGTTAATATCTTTTTGTTTTCTGTATTTACAGCTTTTTTAACGAATCTTTTACCTATATAAGCAGTTAAATTTGCATTTTCATCTGCAAGTAAACTATTTGATATTGGGATAATATCTCCATAGTCAGCAACATTATATGTAACTTGTCCAAAATCTATATCAGATTGACCTATTTCATTCAATTCTTCAAAAGCTATTAATTCACCTGTTCCATCTGTTTCAACAGGCATAGTTCCCTTTAATGAAGTTACAGGTAGAATATTACAATATTCTTTCAATGCTATTTTGTTTCTTCTTAATTCTTTTATTTCGTTGAATTGCTCAGTTGGTACTAAATATCCACCTTTTCCGTCTGTTGCTTCTACTTGCCCTGGTGTTCCAGCTGCATTTAAAAATTGTTTTTCTTCTTCTGTTATAGATTTTCCTAATAGAACTCTATTATAAATTCTATTAACATTCATTTTTTCTTTTGTTCCTAATGGTACTTTATCACCTTTATTCATAACTGTTAAAGCCTCCTCTGTTTCTGCTTCTTTTATTCTATTTTCTAAATCTTTTAAACTATTTAACTTAGCATGTGCTTCTTCAATCTTTCCACTATCTTTTAATGATGTGATCTCATTTCTAAGTGTTTCTAATTCCTTTTTTAATTCTACTGATTTTTTCATAATTAAATACCTCCTATTAATAATGCAATCTCAATTTCCTTATTCAATTTATCAAGTCTTGCTTGTTCCTTTTTACTTTTTTCTTCACCAATTTTTTTATTTAATAAATTTTCTGGAATATGCTTAAATTTATTTTTTGTTTCTATACAGTTTAAAAATTCGACTTTTTCAGAAGTTTTTATATTAAATACTCCTGGAGCATCTTCTCCAGTAAACCATTTTTCTTCTTTCATAAAGTCATATATTTGCTCTCTTGTTACACCTTCAATAGCTTTTTCCATATAAGCATTAACAAGTCCTTCATCAAGTTTATTTAGAACTTCAATATACTTTTCTAATTCTCCTGCATTTCCTGAAACTCTTCCCCAAGCTCTATGTATCATTAAATATGCATTACTTGGTAAAATAATTTCATCACATCCAAAAGCAATTATAGATGCAGCACTTGCAGCTATTCCATCAATATAAGCTATTGTTTTACTTTTATGATTTTTAATCATATTAGAAATTGCTATACCTGCATAAATATTTCCTCCAAAACTGTTTATATGAACATGGACCTCTTTATTTTCTGCTTCTTTTAAAGCATCTTTTATATCCAATGGATATATATTAGTATCTTTTATTCCCCATACTTCTTCTAAAAAACCATCATTTTCTGAATCACTTTCTATATCGCCATTGATATAAATTTCAGTAATTTCTGCCTGATTTTTTATTTCTAACCACTTATTTTTACTCACTTTTAGCACCTCCTTTTTCATAAGCTATTCCTAATTTTTCTAATGGCACATAACTTCCATTCATTACAATTACATCACCTCCATCTATTGCAGTAAGTCCTGCCATTTTTCTAGCCTCATTTATTGTGTATATTCCACTTTGAACATACTTGGTTAAACATTCAGCTTGTGTTTTTAGATCCCCTTTTAAAATACTTGCTACATTAAATTCAAAATGTAGCCCTTTTAGTCTTTCACTTTCTGTAAGAAGTTTTAAATTAAACTCCTCTTCATAGAGTGTCAGAATATATAAAAGAGTATCAATATAAAAAGTCAAGTTTTGCATTTCTGAGTTTGCATAGCTTGACTTATCATAATCATTCAAATGATTTGGCTTTACTCCAAAAGCAGCTGCTATTTGTAAAGCTGTATATTTTTTTAATTCAAAAAATTGGCTATCAGTTAGTTTTAAATCTAATGGAACTATATCCATTCCAGGTGGCAATGGTAATATTCCTGTTGGATTGCTTTCACTGCTAATAAATTCTTCTATCTTTTCTAGCATTTTCTTTTGTAATTCTTTGTTTAAATCTCCTGTATATCTTAAAATTGCCTTTGAAGTTAAACCTCTATCATATAAATTATTTAAGTATTTTTGGCTTGCTTTTACTCCATTTAATGTTGTAGCCAATGTTTCTCTTACTGACATACCTACAATACCATCTTTACTTAAACCACCTTTTAAATGTAGTATCTCATCTTTTTGAAATAGATAAATTTTCCCATCTTTGTTATATTCATAATATAAATCTTCTTTACCACTGAATATTTTTGCATTGTCTATCCATATTTTAACTTTTTGAGGGTGTAAAGGATAAATACCTACTAAATGCCCTCTATTATCATAACTTAGATAAGCATAAGCATTGCCGTGATGGTTTCTCCACATTTCCATTAATGTCATCATAGGTGTTGAAGTCATAAATGGATTTGGTGAAAATTTCAACCTTTGTAATGCCTCATGATTTAATATTTTGTTATTATCATTATCTTTCAAGTGTAAAGATAGTTTTCCAACACTTTCAGATAATACTTTTAAGCAAGTAAAATATGTTACTTCTGATAAATCTGAACTTACATTTATTCCAAAAAATTCACCAAAATTCATAGAATTAATTGCTTTTTTCTGCTTTTTTTCCTCTCCTTTATTAAATAATTTTCTAAATATATTCACTCTCTCACCTCCTTTTATTGATAAAATCAAGCCATTCTTCAACAGCTTCATCATTATTTACTGTTTCTTTTTTATTTATTAGCATAATCTTCCAGGCATCTATTATGGCATCAACAGGATCTATTCTATTTTTTTGAGATTGTTTATCAATTTTTTTTTCTCCAAAACTATTTGAAACAGTTGTAGCATTAGCAATAGACCATTTTAATAAACTGTTTCTCTTATCGTATAAAATTTGAACTGCCTCAACTGATAAAGCAAAATCCACTGTTGCATCATTTAAACTTTTTGCAGATTGTTTAACTTCTGTTAGATCACAATCTAAAAAATCTAAATCACTTAAAAAACTTCCAGCATTGTGAGCATCATACCCACACTCTAAAATTTTAATATTATATCTTTCAATTACTTCTTTTAAGTGAGTAACAATAAACTTATAATCAGTCTTTATTCCAAATGCTCCAGTAGTCAATGTTAAAAGTCCCTCTCTTACCCATATCCTATATGGAACATCATCAGTTTTTTCATGTTCCAATAATCTTAGTTCTGGCATAAATGAATGACTATATACATAAATCTTTTCATCCTTTAATGGAAAAACTAATGCTATACTTGTTAAATCTCCACCCTTAGATAAGTCAAAACCTAAATAAGCCTCTTTCCCTTTCATATCTTCAAGTGTCAGATTGCTTTCACATTCTTTGAATTTACTCAAATCAATATATTGTCCATCTTTTGCAGTTACCCACATATTTAATTGCTTTGTTAAGAAGTTAGTTAATTCATCTCCACCTTTCTCTTTTGCATCTATTGCTTTTTGGCTATATAAAGCTATTTTCTTTTTGTTTGGTGTTATCCCATCTTCCTCAAATAAAAAATAAGGATTAGATTTGAGCCAATTTTTCCAGTCCCATATATCATCATCCTTATCCATTTCACATATAAAAATAAAGAGAGTTTCTTTTTCAACAACTCCCTCTAATATCTTTTCACAAAATTTATAGTGTTCATAACAGAATCCATTTAAGTTAAATCCTGCTGTTGTAATAGCCAATGTTAAAGCATTCTCAACATCAGCTTGACCATCTAGCAACAGTTTATACATCTGATTATTTTGGTGTGCATGTAACTCATCACATATGGCCAGAATATTTCCAAAACCATCCATTGATTTGGTATCTCTACCTATTGACCTTATAACAGTTCCAGTTGCTAAACTTTTTATAGTTCTATCATGTTCTTTTATTTTATAAAGTTCACTTAGATCACTATCAGACTCTATAAAGTTTCTTATTTCATCCCATACAATATTGGCTTGGTCTTGCTTAGTTGCTGCACAGAATATCCTATCTTTATTTCCCAACAATGTACTAAACATTGTGGATTCTGCTCCTGATAAGAAACTTTTTCCATTTCTTCTGCCTACTTGCAAATAAGCCTCTCTAAATCTTCTTTCTTTTGTTCTCTTTTTCTTCCATCCATGTAATGAACCTATTATAAACTCTTGAAAACCTCTTGTTTTTAAATTAGTTCCATCTTTTAATGTTAATGTATTTGCAAAATTTATAGCAAATTCTGCCTCTTCAACATCAAATTTATACTCTAATTTCTTATTTTTTAAATCATCTAAATGTCTTTTACATGCTAAATACTCCTTTCTGCCTGCTATTTTTTTACCATTTACAACTAATTTTGCATAGGCTGTTGTCCTATCTTTTATCATATTAGCCTTGCTTTCTTGTTTTTAACAAAGTTATAAATTTATTTTCAGCAGGTTCTTCTCTAATTGGTACAACTAATTTTAATCTATCTGTAGTTGCAAGTCCTAATTTTGTTGAGCATTGCATTATTTGTTTTACATATTTTTCCTGGACATTTATTAGAGGGTTTATAATTTCAATTTCTCCATTGGCAGTTTCTTTATAGCAAATGGGACCTTCTTTTTGTAATTTCTTACTAACATTTACATAGCTGTCATAAGAGTTACAGTAGATGGCTAATATCCCTAAATCTAAGTTGTCTAAAATATTTACTTTTCCTGCTTCAAAAACAATTCTGTCAAATTCTTCTTTTGCAGCTTTAGATAACCAACCAGGAGCAATTAAATTATCTCTATCTATTTTCAATTTTTTTTCTTGTTCTTGTCTAGCTTTTATTTTTTCTTTTCCGATTTTTCCTGAACTTATATCAATAATTTTTCTACTTCTTCCTGCCATATTTTTTCACCTCCATAAACTGAAAATTTCATTTCTGGCATTTTCTCCAGAAAATAGAGGGGGAGCGGTATCAAAACCAAAGACCAAAAACTTTTTTTGACTCCCCCCTACTTGTAATAATTTTTAATTATATTAAATAAAACTTCTTTCATTTTATTTTTACTTTCTAAATTTTTATTATACTCTGAATGGATATAGCTATGTGTTTTATCACTTATCCATATTAGGTTATTAATATCTAAGGCTTTATCTCTTGCCTCTTCTAATTCATCTATATGATGTGAGAGAGTACCTTTAACTATGTTATTATTTATAACCAGTTCATATAGGTCTAAGCCATTGGCTTTTAACTTACATAGTGCAGTCATATTCTTCCAAGCCTTACTATGATAAAACTCTGCATTGTCTTTATTCCTGTACTCTCTATCATATACCTTATGCCTTTTCTTTGTACAGCTGCATACTTCATTTATTCCTATTTTCTTTCCACACTTACCACATAGCTTCATTAACATAATTAACCTCTTGAAATAAAAAAGACACATCGCATGATGTGTCCTTTAAAAGTTTTTTAATTTTTCTTTAAATATTCAATTAATGCCTTTTCTATTATAGTTGTAAGTTTTTCATTTGGATATTTTAATTCTATTTCTTTGAAAAGCTGAGGATCAATTCTA